CCCGGATGCCCTTAAAAAGCGCGGCATTGAGAACATCCCGCTGTGCTACCTTGCCCGCTCTCTGGAAGTTATGGCGCAGTGCCATGCTGTCTACTTCTGCAAGGGCTGGGATCAGGCTCGTGGATGCCGTTTGGAACATGATGCTGCTGTCGCCTACGGCATGGAAGTCATCTACGAGGATGGCGCGGCGCGGGAGGTGCAGGGATGAGGCAGAAAACCCTATACACTTGCGAGGTCTGTCACACGGATTATACCGACCCGGACAAGGCTACCGAATGTGAAAACCGGCACGTTTTGGCGGAATCCGTTGGTTCTTACAAGTTCGGCCCGTATGATACCTATCCCGACCATGTACAGATCAAATTCAAGAACGGAAAACGGATCGAGTATAAAAAGGTTTCGGGGGTGCTGTAATGATGAACACCGACCTGATTAGCCGTTCTGGTCTTATGCGGCGGCTGGAGCGTAAAAAGTGCGGCGTTCACGATAAGACCTACACAGACGGATTCAACGATGCGATTCTCCGGGTACGGTCAATGGTGAACGGCGCGGCAGCGTGTCCGACCACCGACTGGAAATCAGTCTTGACTGATGGATTGCCGCCCTTGCCGAGATGTGAACATACCTTATCCAATCGGCTGCTGCTCACGATTTGGTATAGATCCGTTATCGGTAGCTGGGAGTCCATTGTTGACTTTGGTTATTACAGTTCTGTATCGGGCTGGTTATGCGCAACTAAAGAACGTATGACATCCGATTTGCGCGTGAGCCATTGGACGGATGCTCCAGAACCCGCAAAGGAGAAGATATTTATATGATAGATGCTTTACAGCCTGAACTGACAGATACCGCCATCAAAACGCTGCTGATATGGCATTCTGTCAAGAAAGAGGGCTATCCGCCCGTGTATGACGTGTCCCAGAAATGCGAGGCATCCGATTTGCTATTGCTTACCATTCAGGAGTTTGACTACTTCAAGGGCTGCGTGGATAGCTTTATCGGTTTGGGATCGTATCACCGGGATGTGCGCGATCTGGCCCGTAGAAAGTACCCTGCAACGGGCTGGATTGATGACCGGGGCAATGAGATCAAAGCCCGCGTTACCCATTGGGCGGTAGCCCCTAAGCCCAGAAAGGAGAACAGCCATGCGCAGAGCAATCGCAATAGACTTTGACGGTACTATCTGTACCAACGCATACCCGAACATCGGAGAGCCGAAATGGGCACTCATCAATGAAGCCCTCAAGCAACAGAAAGCTGGTGCGGGGCTGATCCTCTGGACGTGTCGGGAGGGTGTTTACCTGTCTGCCGCAGTTGCGGCGTGTGAGAGTTGGGGGCTACACTTTGACGCGGTGAACCAGAGCCTCCCGGACTGGATCAAGGCATGGGGCACAAACCCGCGCAAGGTTGCTGCCAGCGAATACTGGGATGACCGGGCTATCAGCATCATCGGTGATACCGTCAAGTGGTTCTATGACGCGCCCATTGTTACCCGGTGCGGCCAGTGCAAGTATAGCGCAGAGGCATCCGCGCAAACCAAGCGATACGGTCATCCGGGAACGATGTTGTGTGAGAATCGGTTCAGCCCTTGCAATCACCGGTATGTCAATGTGCTTGACTTTTGCAGTTATGCAGAGAGAAAGGAAAAAGAAGAAGATGGCAAGTCTGAATGAAAAAGTGCGGCAACACGCCGCCGTGTGTAACGAACTGAATGCACTGTTTGCCCGCAAGAATGCGGACTATGGCGATGCGTTCCATACGTCCTTTTTGGATGAGGGCTTGGCGATGGCCCGTATCCGGCTGGGCGATAAGCTGACCCGGTTCAAGAATCTTTCCCGTTCCAACGTGCAGATGGTCAGTGATGAGAGTATCCGGGATACCCTGATCGACCTTGCCAATTACGCCATTATGACCGTAATGGAACTGGACAATCTGGAACAGGAGGGCGCAGACCATGAAGATCATTAACGCCAACGTGGAGTTTATCACGCCTATCAATGGGGCCGTGATTTTGCAGCGGCTGGAGCAGTGCGGGCGTGTCTGCTACAAGTCGGAGGACAAGATCACCGATACCAGCGCAGAGGCGTTTGTCCGGGGCATCATCCGCCGGGGGCATGAGGCGGTGTTGGAGCATTGCTCTTTCACGGTCAAGTTTATCTGTGATCGCGGTGTATCGCATGAGATCGTCCGGCATCGGATGGCATCTTTCTGCCAAGAATCTACCCGCTACTGCAATTACAGCAAGGACAAGTTCGATGGCGAGTTGACGTTCATCAAGCCGTGCTTCTGGGATGAGGGAACTCAGAACTACTACGACTGGTATTGTGCTTGTCGGAGTGTCGAGGAAACTTACCTCAGACTGCTGGGCCGTGGGGTAACGCCGCAGGAGGCCCGCGCCGTGCTGCCGAACAGTCTGAAAACCGAACTGGTGATGACCGCGAACATCCGCGAGTGGCGGCACTTCCTGAATCTCCGCTGTGACCCGGCGGCGCATCCGCAGATGCGGGAGGTTGCACTGCTCCTGCTGGACAAGCTACACGATGCGGTGCCTGTGTGTTTTGATGATCTCTGGGAGAAGTGGTATCGGATGCGCATTCCCGGTGATCCTGCATTCCGGGATAAGGAGGGATGACCGATGGCCGCTACCTTTAAGCTGCTGCCTTGCCCGTTCTGCGGCGGTCAAGCGCGTGTTCGGGTCGAACAGAAGAACCGTACCTACTACATCGGATGCGCCAAATGCGGCGCGAGAAGCCGCGCTGTGGGCCGTAGGCCGTGGCATGATACCGTTTACATCGCGCAGGGCACGGCTGCAAAACTTTGGAATGAGCGTGTAAAGGCTCAACCGAAGCCGCGTCCAGTGGCGCATTGGGTTCAGTGCAGCCCGGATGATGATACCCGGTATGAATGCTCTAGGTGCGGCTGTGAAGTATCTAACGAGTGGGATTATGACGATCCCGAAATGTTCAGCTTTTGCCCTGTTTGCGGGGCTGTAATACAGGAGGAATGACCTGTGGAGCAGTATCTTGATCGTGCGCTGGTTTTGCGAACTCTCAGATACACGACAATCCAGCCGCCCGCTGATGATAACATCATCGCACTTACCTTACAAACCGCGCGGGATAGGGTTGAGAAACTTCCCACGGTCAGCCTGAAAAATGCCCGCTCTGTGGCGCATTGGATTTATTGCGGTGATGATAATACGATTGAGTGTGAGGAATGCACCGCCTCTTATAAGTTGTCACCTTATGAGAATGTTACAGATTTTTCGTACTGTCCGAATTGCGGAAATCCTATGGACGTGTTCAATGTGAAAACACCGGAAGAAAGGAATAACCCATGACGAAAGAACCTGAATATCATGTCGGATGCGGCCTGTTCGGTATCTACGCTGGCACTCTGATGAAGCCCAAAAAAGACGGCATGATTATGTGGCGCAAGAAGTCGGATGTCACCGAAGAAGCGATCCATGCAGTTATGCAGTATTTCAAGCAGACAATGGATGGGCACGATAAAACCGCTGCCAGCGCGTCCTACGAGTTCGCAGATGGGCGCACGTTGACAGTCAACTTTACGATTACCCAGCCGGATAATAAGGAGGGAGATTAACATGGTAGGAGTTGCGATTTTCTTGTTCATCGTGCTGCTGGTGCTTTTCGTGTTTGCTCTGTGTTCAGAGTTCAAGCAGGCAGAGCAAGAGGGCGAACGGATGGCCGCAGAATTTACCGCTAGGAGGAACCACCATGAACACTAAAACCGTTGTCGGAATCTCTGCCGGGCTGCTGGGGTCTGCCCTGATCCTGTTCGGCATCGTTGCACGGATGGCGGATGCCCGCATTGCTGATCTGACCGCAGAGCGTGACATCTATGCGAGCCGGGCCGCAAATGAGGCTAATAGAGCAGCGGATATGGAGTACAACTACTCAGCCATGAAGTTGGCCTATGACAAGCTGAAAGCCGCGCACGAGGCCCTCTCTGACGGGCTGACGGCATCCTATGCGGGTGACTTCCTTTGCACGTCCTATGATCTGAATTGTGACGTGTGCCAGACCACCAACATCACATACAGCGGGGAGGCCCCGATACCCGGCTACACGGTTGCTGCTGACCTGTCTACCTTCCCCATTGGCACATGGCTGTACATCGAGGGGCTGGGCATCCGCCGGGTGACGGATACAGGCGGCGGCGTGGGCAAGAATCAGCTGGATGTGCTAGTAGCTGGGAACCACGATGACGCTAAGGCGTGGCAGGGCTACGGGATGCACCGTGTCTGGATTCTGGAGGGCGTGGAATGAATAAATCAGATTTTCACGTTGGACAGACTATCTACATCGGCTCGGTATTGGGATCGGCTATGAGCGGACACTTGAACCTTGCAACGATTACGAGCATCGGTAAGAAGTGGATTAGGTTCAAATATCTGTATGATGAGTTCAGCAAAGGCCGTTTCATCATTAAATCAGGGCTTGTAGATAACGGCGGAGATACGCCGGATAAAATAGTTGTCTTGAATCCAATAGAATACTATGACATTGTGGATGCGCGGCGTTTACGGTGCGCCATTATTTTGAGAAGCAAGGCGTTTGAAAGTTGTACAGCTACACAACTCAAAGAGATCGCACGAATTGCGAATATCCCAGTCAAATTCTGTGAGCGCAAATACAAAGCCAAAGAAAACACTTGACTTTTTGTGTGGTCAATAATAATATAGTTGTACACACAATATCGGAAAGGTGGATTTGTCATGGCTGAGAAAATGGGCCGTCCGCTTTCGGAAAATCCCAAGACCACCCGGCTGGAAATCAGGGTAACACCTGATGAAAAGCAGGAAATCATGGAGCTGGCTAAAGCGTCCGGCCACAGTCTGCGCGAGTTGTTGCAGATCGGCATTGAAGCCGTGCGGCGGGAAAACGAGCCGGATTGCGAGTATCATTAACGAAATCGGCCTGTTTTAACGAATGAAAGCCCTCAGAGTTTGGAACATTACCAGCTCTGGGGGCTTTTTATTTTTGTGTGGACAAAAAATATTTTGAAAAACTATTGACTTTTTGTGTGGACAAGAATATACTTATTGTGCGGACAAAAAGTAGAACAAGCCGCAGAAAGAAAGGATGACCACTATGAAGCCTACGATTGAAATTCTCAGCACCCTGACCGATGACCAGTACACCACGTTCCGCATGATGCGCACCCGCTGTTACTGCTGGAACCCCGATGCCGAGAAGATCACCTTTGAATCCGACATCGGCGAACAGACCATGACCTTTGACACATGGGAAGATGCCCGGAGATTCGCAGAAAGCCCCGACAAGAATCAGTACATCCGTAAATCCGATGTCGTGTCTATGCTGAACGAGCGTCTGGACAGCATCAAAATGGGCATGGACTATGCGAGGGATCGGATGGATCACGAAGTATTCAGCCTCTACCATCGCCAGTATACCGAGGTCAAGTCCATCCTGAGTGATCTGGACGATCTGGAGCAGCACGATTTCTAACCGATGCAAACCTGCCTGACGATGACCCGGCGGCACGGGTCGAAACACTCCCCTAGCAGGGAGTGTCGCGGGAGCCAATACCGCAGAACACGGAGGTATGAAATATGCAGACCAGCGCATTTAATCGCATTTACAAGACTGCGCAGCAGGTCAATCTTGAGAGCAACGATTGGTTTAACTACGCAGGTTTCTTCTGGGTGAACTTATCTAACAGGCAGCTCCAGAAGATGCAGCAGTTACTCAAGGCGCAGGGCTGCAAAACCGTGGAGAAGAACGGTGAGGAATGGTTCTCGCTGAACAGCGGTATCCTGATTAAGACGCACTGAACAACGGAGGGTTTTACCATGAAAAGAGTTACATTCACTTACGATTCCAAGGACATGAAGCACGGTATCAACGGCGAGATCGGCGAGGCTTGCGCGTCCATCTTGCTGGACGATGACCGGGCAGAGGAAATCCGCGCTGCATTCAACGAGAACCGCAAAGCCGCAGCCGCTTACATCATGCGCGAGCGGGCAATCGGATTCTGCTGGAGCTGCGAGCATCTGCGCGGGCGTGGGTTTATCGAGGACAGCATCAAGAGTGTACAGGTTGAGGACATCTAACAGGGAGGGTAAGACTATGAGCATCGCAACTATCATTCTCGATCAGCTGGGCGGGCCGGGATTTATTATGATGACCGGGGCCAAGAACTTTGTTTCGGACGGTAACACGCTCCGCATGACCCTGCCGCGTAACGCCAGCGGCGCGAACCGTTTGTATATCACCCTCACCCCGATGGATGATTACACGATGCGGTTCTTCAAGCACACCAATGGCCGGATCACGCGCACGGGCCGCTGGATTGATGACAAGAATACCGATGTCGAGGTGGTCAATGGCGTGTTCTGCGACACGTTGCAGGAGAATTTCACCCGTGTTACCGGGCTGGCAACTCATCTTTGATAGGAGGGCAAGACTATGGCAATCGTTGAGAGTGAAAGCGATCTGATGATGGGATGGCTGATGATCCGCACCTTTTACAACTCGCCCAGCATCCCGGACTACTCTGGCAAGGCGGATGCCCTGATCCGCTTAAAGCGGGCGATGCGGAAGTTCATGCGCGAACAACCGCCGTGCCGGGAGTGGATCGTTAAGGACTACTACGATGGATCGTGCATCCAGCTGGAGCAGTTACCGGATGAGCTGGACAGCTACACCGAGGACGAAGTGCAGGAGTGGTTCATGTGGAATCGGTACATGACCGCTGTGCCCAGCCAGTACGATTGCACGGGTCAGCGGTTCACAAACTGGTTCAAGCTGACCCGGCGGCGCGGTCACTGGTTCGCATACCATTCAATCGGCAGAGATGTGTGAGATAGGAGGTGCGCGCGTGGAAAAGCTACATTTTAAGGTTGAATCCCCAGCAAACTTTGTCAAGCTGGCCTGTACGATTCTCTTTGAGAGGAAAGAAGAGCTGCTGGATGATTATGGTTCCACTTGGCATGATGTGTTTGATGGGGATGCTGGGAATCAACATTTTCAGCGGTTCATGGAAGAACTATTCCCGGATGGATGTACTATCGGGGAAAGAGAGCTGAACCAACTGACGGATAAAGCGATTCAATTCCTGAAAACGGATGCCTTTTGCCTTGATATAAAGGCAGGGCATGACAAATCACGATCTGCTTTTTGGGTATACTTCATTCCAGAGCATAAAGTTTATCCCTGCCAGTTTGCTCAGCACGAAGAAACGGTTATTGATATACTGGTAGACTTTTTCGGGGTAAATGTGCAGAAGTACAGTATAGAAGCCCTGCAAAGATTTATACTGGGTGCATTTCAAATTCAGTCCACTAATACGTCTGTGCGTTCCATTGCCGCTGATGCTGAGTTTATTCGGCGGACGGTATATTACAGGGCAGACGGATTGCGCAAAGCCGGGAAATAAGCATAGCAAAAGGCCCGTAGGCGTTTAACCTACGGGCCTTTCTACTGTCATCACGAAACACATCTTGATGAGCTGCACATTGAGTTCGTATGTGCGCGTTATGGTGGAGATTACCGGGATCGAACCGGTGACCTCTTGCATGCCATGCAAGCGCTCTCCCAGCTGAGCTAAACCCCCAGATGTCTGGCCTGTTGCCTGACGACATGGGTTATTATACCAGCCGGAGGGGCGCTTGTCAACGGTTTTTTGCAAAAATCTATTCTCTTTTTTCAGCGGCGCAGCGCACCCGGAAGCTTTTGACGCAGCTGCGTTTTTCCCGGGGCTGCTCTGCCGCAAAAGACTGCCGTATTACCTGTCCCATTTGTCACACAGGGCGTTGATCTGGTCGGCAAATTTTGCCAGATCCTTATTTGCGCCGCCCTCGTTGTGCTCGATGACCCGCAGCAGGCGCTTGCCGGCGCTGA